CCTCATTAAGTGTACCTTCATTTTTTGGTGATAAGAATGCCCCATGAGTTGATGGATTGGAAACAAAGTCCCAACAAATCAAGTCAAAGTCATTCTCAACTGCAACGGTATCTTCACCGATTTGTTTTACTGAACCCATACCTCTTGATGAGATACCAACGGTACAATCTGCTTTGATGAGTTCTTGTAAGATTTTACCTGCAGGTGTGTTGAGTATCTCAACTGTACCTACAACATCGTCACCATTCCAAGAAACGTCTCTTACAATATGTGATGTATTCTTTAATTCTACCACACCACTTTCAGGATGGTCTAATTCACCATAAGCACGATTCTCTTTGATTTCACGTCCTTGGTATTTCTTTACTTCACGTTCTAATATATTACGTGGGTACACTCTACCATTTTGATTCTTAGCGTCAGCACGTTGTAACACGCCATTTACTAAGAAACGACCATGTTGTTGTTTTGCTTCTTGTAACATCGTAGGAGTTACTTCGAAAATCATTGTATCTACGAGTAGTTGTTTCATTATCTTTCCCACACTTTTTTCTTACGATATAAATCAAAGAAAACTCTTGCAAGCTCTCTACGTATCATCAATCTGATATCTTCAAGGTCTTGTACTTCGAGTTCTTCGTTTATTTTATTATTGTTACACCCACACGACATATTAAGCACTCAATTCTTTTAAACTACGAGCAACTTTTAACATACGTTCTGAAATCTTACCGAATCTTTTTTGTGTAGACTTCCAATATTGTTCGTTAGATACACCCATTTCATTTTTTAACTTAGTGTTTTGATTTACAATCTTTTCAACTTCGTACATCATTCGATTAATCTCTTTAATAGACTTATTAACTTTTTGATGTGCTTTCATAGAGTCATCTTTTTTGTAGTCTCTATAAGTTGCTTCAATTATTCTTTCGAGTTTGTCTTCTAACTTTTTCATTGTCTTAGACTCCGTATTTAATTTACTCTTCTTAGCTTTCTTATATCCTAACACCTCGATGTGGTCGGTATCCAAATCATCTTCATCAGTACTTTTAGAAAAAGCGTTTGGTGTCTTAGGTGGACCTGCCCCACCATCCATATTACCAGTTACATTAGCCTCATCAATCTCTTCATCTTCTTGAAGAGTTTCTATCGACTCCATTTCTTCAAACTTTTCTTCTAATTGTTCTAATAGAAATTTAGACATTGGATACTCTCCTTAACTCATCTAATAACTCATGGTATCTTAGAATTGAAAGAATCTGATTTTCGTTGATTACTTTGGAATTAGTAATATTATCAATAAGATTTACAGTTTCAGTCAATTTGATTTTAGCTACCTTATCAGATACATTTAATTTAGAAAATTCTGATTTCAGTCTTTTTGTTTCGGCAATCACAACAGTTCTCAACTTAGCTGAGTTATCAATGTTGTTGATATATGAGCGTAGTACTTTCTTTTGTGATTCAGAAAGGTTTGTGTATTTTGAATTGAATGAGTCTACTAAGAACTTATATGCTAACATACGAACTTCTTTAGATTGTTCGTTATATTCCTTATTTGTAGATTCAGTTACGATTTCAACATTGTTACGTGTAATCGTTTCGAGAATAGTAGTCTTACAAGTAACGTACTCTTTGGGAGATTGGTTTGATTTGTTTTCAAACAATTTATAAACCGATGCCATCTCACGATAGTTTGTTACACGATACTTAAAAAAGTCATCCATAACAAAAGATTCTTTGACTGATTTAATCAAGTTATACTTTTGTCTGCGTAAGATACCTTCATTAAGTTTAACACGTTCGTTTAATACGATATCAATAAACTCTTGAGCTTGATACTGATTGTCAAAGTTCTCTTTAGTTAGAGACTGATACAATTTTAGTTCTTTGTTTAGCTCAGTTCCTTTTTTGAAATGCTTCTTGATTATTTCGAGGGCAAGTGAGTCTTTGTTCGCAAGTGTATCTGATGCGATTTGTCTTACGAGTAATTCAAATAGAATACCCGTATTCTTAAACTTACTATGTTTTAATTTGGCCATTGTAAACCTTATCTATTACTATTCCAATTTATAAATATGTAAAAACTCATCAAATCGTGTCGTCTATTAGATTTCTCTCGTCTAATAAACCCGATTCAGTCTTTTCGTCTTCTAATAAAGATTCATTTAAAATCTTGTTTGTCTTACGTTTAACGTTTTTTAAAGATGATTTCAAAGCCTTCGTTTGCTCATATGCAAGTGGAGAGTTTTTATATTTATGATATGTTGCTGCTGGTTTAACATCGGTTTTCTGACCAAGTGGGTCTCTACCAAATGTACTATCATCAGTTTTATAGTTACCTGAATTTGAAGGTCTACCTGCTCCATCAAATCCACCTTCGGGCGAACCACCATCATCATTAGGTGATTGGTGCATCGATGCTAAATCATGTGGTGTACCAAATGACTCACCAGTTTTAACTGGGTCGTTACCCTCGTCTTCAATTTGAGTTTGTCTAAATCCAAGTTTAAGGTCTTTGATAACATTCAATTGTTCTTTTGCATATTCCTCTTCAGACATATTGAAGATATTCTTATACATCCACTCTTGAGAAACCATTTTTAAGTCTTTCATATCAGATACCAACGATACCTTCTCAGACCACAATGCAGCTTTCTCTTGTTCGTATATGATAGATGGGTTTGTAAGTTCCAACTCAAAGTTTACAAGGTCTTCGTTTTCGTAACCTTGTGAATACAAGTGAACAATTGCAATCTTAGTTAATTCGGAAAGAACAATCTTTTGGATTCTCTCAACTGAACGTGCGAATCTAATATCCTCTTGTGCAAGAGTTGCTTTACCCTCAACTGACTCATCGTACCCAATAAATGCTTTTGGTACTTTTAGTGCAGCCATCATTCTATTTCTTAGGTATTCGATATCATCGATACCACCAAACTCCATACCACTTAATGTATCTATCTCAGTACCACTTTGACCACCACGAACTGGCAGATAATAATCATCTAACATATTCATTAGATTAAACTTGAGATTGTAATCGCCCGTGTTTTGGTCAAGATATGGTACTTTCTTCATTTGGTCGATGATACCTCTCATGTGGTTATCAACTTCACCGGGTGGAATGTTACCTACATCAATTTTAAATGTACGTCTTTCAGGTGCTCTCATAATTCTATGAATCATCATAGCGTCTTCCATAAGAGTCAGCTGCTTCCAAGTCTTTCTTGCACCTTCTAATAACGAACGACCATAAGGAAGGAAGTTTGTATCTGCCATCAAACGGAAATGTGCAATCTGATAGAACTCGAAGTAATCTGCATTCTTGTTTACACTTGCTCCGTGAGCAGCACCCATAGAACCCAACTTGAATCTTACTTCATATGGGTTTTCAGGATTAAATCCTTCTTCTCTTTCTACCTCGTATGCTGACATTGGTGATACGTTTACAATACCAATACCTTCTTCGATATCAAGATGAAGGAAGTAATCACCATACTTACTCATACCACGAATCCAAGCCCATAGGTTGAACTCGATATTCATAATGTCATAGAATAAGTTATGTAGAATATTCTTTACGTTTTCATCTTGTGTCTTGATACGGAGAACATCACCCATATCATTTTTAAGTGTACACTCATCTGCGTAAATATCCAATACTGAATTTAGGATGGAATCTTTATCCATTGCCTCATAATCAGTATATAATTCTAATTTATTTGAATGATAATTAAATTGATTATTGTAAGTCTCCCAATTTTTACGAGAGGTGTGTAATCTACCGAATCTATCATAGTAAGATGAACTACGTAGGTTACCCTGAGATTGTAGTCTTTGAGTATCGATAGTTTGGGTTCTACCCTTACCAATCCTACGAACCACAACTTGCGTGTTGAAGAGTTTATTTAACCTACTAAATAATGATTTATCTGCCATAATTGTGTCTCTAACTAAAAGTATATACTTCTACAAGTTATAAATATACAAAAAATAAACTTAACTACCAAATTTATAGTAACCAAGTTAAATCATTGTCATTACCATGTGTATCTTTTTGTTTCCAAGGGTCTTGTCCTATACTTCTATTGGAATATACACCAGTACTTGATTTACCAATGTGACCCAACGTAGTTCTCGTTAAATCAATACCTTGTTGTCTTAATTTCAGTGCCGTATCACGAACCCAAAGTCCAGTAGAGAATGATATCACCAAATCGTCATTATAACCTCGCTGTGCTTCAGCTCTACTACCATTCCATATGAATACAAACAATTCTTCTATGAGTCGCTTAGAATGTATTATAGGAGTTCTCTCTCTCATATACATATCTAACTTTGAAATTACTAATGGGCGTGTTCTTGAGGTCATTGAGAAACCTGGCACCATATCCTCTTTACGTTTAAGGTCGAACCCTTTTCTTAAATGGATATCCTCATCGATATAACCAACATCTCTATATGAATAGTATAAGTTATCATAGTTTCTATCAATTACTTCTTGGATTACAGCCCAACCAATATTTGCGTTTTCAATCACCAACATTGCGTTGTTCCATTCAGACGCTATTGAGGTTAACATTGCACCATATTGTTTGGTATCAATCTTACCTTTGTATTCTGCTACTTGTTCAACAGTCTCTACATCAAATACATGGAATGCTGAATAATCGGATGAGTCACCTCTTGCGACATCGGCAACTACTACATAATCACGAGAATAATTTGGGTAATCCCATAACCAATAGTTACCATCAAACCCACGTTTTTCTATTGGGTCTTTTACATAGGTTTCTTCGTACCATTGTAGAGTAGAACCCTCTACTACCGTATGACCAGATGAAATAAAGTCACAATCACATTCTTGTGCTGCTCCCTTAGACCCTAATAACTTCTCTTGCTCATCTCTCCAAACTTGGTTTCTTTCCGGATGGACTGTCCAATGAAGTTCGGTTGGAAACCATTGGTCACCTTGTTGTGCTTGTACCCATATTTTATGAAACCAATTACCAACACCATTAGGAGTAGATAATACAATTGCACCACCACCAGTAGAAAGTGTTGATTGTGCCGAAGTCCAAATCTCTTCTACGTTATTAATAAATGCAGCCTCATCAATAATCAACATCGACAATGCCTCAGAACGACCGGCATCACCTGCGGCAGAAGTTGCTTTGATTTGAGAACCATTTTTAAGTCTAAGGGATAGTTTGTTATCTTCTTCAGTCTGACCTTTTAGCCATGATGGTAAGTTATCGTGCATAAACCTTACCTTGGTAACGAGGTTCTTTGCAACTTCTTGTTTAGTTGCAATTACCAATATGTTTTTGTCTTCGTGAAATAACATCAACCACAATGAATATCCGGCCGACATTGTTGAGATACCCAACTGACGTGATTTAAGGATTACATTAAATCGGTTATCACTAATGTTACCCATCAATTCTTCTTGGAATGGATATAGATTAAATAGAATCTTACCTCGGTGGGGATGTTGAATGTAACAATACTTTTTAAAGAAGTATGTTGGGTCTTTAGCACATTTAACCCACTCTTCTCTAACTAACGTTTTTATATCCTTTGGCATATCATTTACTTAGTTTCCAATACATTCGGCCCGATAGTATTGGTAGGAAATCTGCGTCAACTCCTAATCCAAACCCATATACGTTTCGTTTTTTATTGATATACAATAGTTCACCACTAATGTAATTTATTGGCGATTCATTTTGTACAGGATTTAACATACCACCTACCGAAATACCTCCGAAAAACTCCCGGCGGTTGAGGTAAACAGTATTAGTAATTGTAGTTGTTGGGATGAATATGTTGGATTGAACATCTCTGAATGAAATTAGATTACGTGTTATTGTATCGTTAATAGTAACATAACCAATGGTGTCAATCTTTATAGTATCAGTATAAAAATACTTTGCGTAATAATCTTTTAAAACTGATAACGTATCAATTGGTGTAGCAAACGTATCTATGTTTACCACAATACGTTCTATTACTTTAGGGACATACTTAGTCTTTTCGACTTTAACAGTGTCCCATTGTGTAACTACTTCAGTAATAACTTGAGGTTCGGTAATATCAGACCCACCCTGACAACTACGTGTCAGAAATATAATTACTCCTAATACTACTATCAGAAGGGTCTTGATATCTCCGAAATACTTTCTCACGAATTACTTGTTGTAAAGTTCGTATACCTTATTGATAAGATTTGTCTTATTCAATTTAGAATCCAACTCGACACCATGGTCTTCCAATGCAGCTGCAAATAGTTGTGCTTTTGTCATTGAACGTAATTTACTTTTAGTAACCTTACCCGTTGCAGCAGATACTACATCTGAGATTTCATCAGCAACATCTTTTAATTCTTCTTTTACTTCGTTGAATCTTTCTTTTGTTTCAGCGATTGTTTCTTCGATTCTTTCATCGATGGTTGTCTTGTTCAATAATCTATTCCATAGATTGATGAACCAAATTTTAAGTCTTGTCATAATTTTCTTTTTTTGTTAAACTTATTGTATTATATAAGTATGTAAGTCAAAGTTAATTAAGTTACCACTTACGACATGACCAATATCTTGCTTTCCATCTTGGACCCGGAGAGTCACAATTCATTCTTGCTCTAAATGATTTACGAGCACCTGGATTATCTTTTTTGATGGTCATACCCTTTTGCCCAAAGTTTACTTTAACAACATTACCTTTGTCGTTGTTTACATATACTTTAAACTTCTTAACATCACCTTGCATGATTTTGCCAAGTTTTACATCTCTACCTTGATACTCTGCTTCGTTAATCTCACTACGATGTTCCTTCATAAAATTAATGAAGTCTTGGGTTTCTTCGATAGTCTCTACGTCATACTCTTCAACCTCACCATAATCTGATACTGTTGAAATGTAATCTTCTGCTTTTGTAATTAAAGACTGAACCCATGGTTCTAAGTCACCTTTACCTTGTAGTTTGGTGATTAACTCTTGTGCTCTTCTAATTGAAGTTTCTAATTGGTCTACTGCCATTTCAGAATCAGACTCATCACCTTCGTTTCTTCTCTTCTTAGAATAGAGGTAGTCTTTATATAATTGTTCGTAATCAGCACCATCCTTCTCGTAATCTGACAATGCTTCAGTTGATACTGATTCCTTATATAGTTTAAAAATAGAATCTCTGAACTTAGTATTACTAAGGTCTGACTGATATTTTTTGATAAGTGATTGTGCTTTACTTAGGTTTTTCTTTGGTACGATGTAATGTGTCCCTTTACCTTTATACTTTTCAAAGGAATACCACATATTACTTTGAAGACCTTTATCAACGACTTTACCATCCTTATCAAGTATCATATATAATCCACTTGAATAAGTTGCTTCGTTTTTAAATGCAGATACATATGGGTTATCAATGACTTTACCTAACTCCGGAGTGAATCCATACTTTTCTTCCATAAAGTTTTTTACATTATGGTATTCTTCTCGGATTAATTCTTTGAGTTCTGATTTATTCATCTTATTTTACCATTTTAGCTAATGCGTATAAGTCTATCTTAAATCCAAATCCAGCACCTTCGTAACCACGGTCAATTTCGATTGGGATTCTTAGTTTCTTTTCAAGAGACTTACGAATTTCACCTTTTACTCCATCCTCACTACCCATTACATCTTGTAGTTTATCTAAATCATTACCACTTGCAGCAATTAATGAAATGCCAGTTCTATAAGGTGATACTTTGAATTGTATAGTCTCTGAACCTACTTTGTGTTTAAACTCTTTAAGTTGTGATTCGTTTACCGATTCTTTAATTGATTCCATTAAACCAATCACCGTATCACCAACTACTCTATCTCCAGCAGCTTTATTTGGTTTTGTGTATTTTTTATTTACTATTGCGATTGGTAATTTATCAAGTCTGTATATCGGTATCATTGATGTAGAAAAAGAATACTTAATTTTTTGTTTCTTCAATTGATTACCTATATCCATAAAAGATTTAGCACCTTTTACGAGGTCAGCAAGTTTATCCAAAATCAAATCATGTTTACCTTCTGAGATATTAATTGATTCGTTTACTGATTCACCCATTACATCATACATCTTGCTATTTCTACCAACCGATATAAGAGTTAAATCTTTTCGTTTAGGGTTCAACCTCAACTTAGCTAATTCTGATTTTGCTTTTTTGATATCACCAGGTCTACCCATATCTTTGTAATAAACTTTACCATACGATTGACGTTTTTCGTCAAACTTATCTACTATTGCTAATAGTTCGTTTATTGATTCACCGAATTGTTTAACCATCTTCTTTTGAACTGGATTATTAGGTTTACCTGCTATTGCAGATACTAACTTCATTCTATCAGCAAGTTTACCTTTCTTAACGAATTGGTATAGTTTTTCAATGTCTAATTTATTATCATCAACAAACTTTTGGATTGCGTCTTTGTTCATACCAGTCAAACCACCAATTTCCATTGCGGTTCTTGATGCAACTTCGTTTACCGATTCATTTTGTTTATAATCTTTAGATAATTTAATAGATACTTTGCTTGAAAGTGGCCCATCTTCTTTATAATCAATAGATATTTGTTTAATAGATTTATCACTATATCTATTTACTTTGATTTTTGATTGTAAAGCCTTTACAACATCTTTTGTAGATTTTTTGTAATGTTTAGCAGCTTTTTTAACTTCTGAGTTTTTTTCTAACTCTTTGTTGAAGTCAGCAATAGCAGTATCATATTTAACTTCGTTTACCGATTCACTTTTCCAACCACCACCTGCTTTTTTGTATTGTTTTGCAGCCCAACCATTTGCGTATGCTGATGGGTATACATCGAACTTCTTCTTTGCTTGTGCTTTGTAGTAAGACCATTTTGATGAGTCAGTTGGTACATTCTTTTCATCTAACTTTTCACCTTCTTCAACCAACGATTCTTCAATTGATTCTTTTAGTGACATCAATCTATTTCCGAATGAACCACCAATTGACATACTTAGGTAAAATGCAAATGCGTCGATGATATCGTGACCATCGTACTTTGCCATTTTAGAAATCTCAGTACCCTTAGATTCAATTACACCTTCCATTGGAGTACCAATGTATTTCTTACTAGCTTTTGGGAAGTACTTACCTAATTCTTTAGCTTCACTATGAAAGTTAGCGTCAGTAAGAGCACCTCTCATAATCAACATAACCGATTCTTGGTGTTCTGGTGAGTTAGTTTTAGTACCTTTAAGATATGCATCTAAATACTTCTTAACTTTTTTATTAAGTTGTGGATTCATAATACTCCTTAGTTGATGTATGCGTTTAACTCATAACCCTTCTTCATACCATATACTTGGATTTGAAGTGACTTACGTTGTGGTTTACCATTCTTTACCAAACCAATTGTGAACTCAGTAGTTTTACCTTCACTTGGTCTTGACCGTTTGTTACGACCACCCATTACAATCTGAGACTGCCAGTCGTCTTCATCGATTTCAAATCCACGTTTTTCAGCAAGTTTTCTTGCTTCCTCAGATGCTTCGGTAAATGACTTGTGATATATCTTATAGTCACTCTCGTTTAGTAATTCTTTTAACTTAATCATATCTTATGCCCCAGTCTTTGAGTTTGTTGGTTTTTTTCCTTTAGTCTGATTTCCACCTTTTTTTGAATCGCCACTCTTCTTTTGAGCACGTCTCTTTCTATTTACGAAAGATGCTCTACCCGTTGGTCCAAGTTTTGCAGCCTTTTCTTTTGATAAACACGCGGCGTATGCACCACCATCTTTACCATCACCACACTTACCTAACTTCTTACCATCGGAACTATATCTATCCCAACCACCTCCATCGGATGAGCCGGTCTTACCTTTACCGAACCACTTACGTAAGTCCTCAGACATTACACCCTCTGAACATAGTCGTTCGTAAACATCGGAAATGGTATACTCCATAGCCAATGTATGAGGTACACCATCTTCGGTATATAGTTTATAAGTTTCTTTAATGAATTTCTTCACCGTCAGTCTCCAATTTTTGGATAAAGGTTTCTCTAAAATCTTGAAACTCTTTGTCTATCTTTGCTTCAGTCTCTTCCCAAGAAGTACCACCCCACTCTTCAAACGAACCATCTTCATTGATGAATTTGGTTTTCAGAGCAGACTTGATAGTTTCCTTTTCAAGTTCAGCTTGTTTTAACCAAGCCTTAGCATTCTCTAATTTCTTGTTTCGGGCATAATCATCGTACTTACCCTCTATCTTTAATTGGTGTTCCATATCAATCACACAATCAAAACACTTACCGTGAATAGACTTCATTTTGAGGTCATTACGATTTGGGTTCGTACAAGTACATACATCCTTGTCACATTTTGGGAATGTGTTAATGTCACTTCTTAACTCTGAAAGTTTACCAAGTTTTACTTTGTATCCTTTCTTTTGTTCCCATGTGTTACCTTCGTCATCGACCCATTGTTCACCAACTTCACGTTTAACGAATTCTTTATTTTCACCAAACGATACCGTCTTTTTGGTTTGTGTTCGGTGATTACCAGCTATCATTTCACTAACAGCTTTGATATTATTTAATTTTGACATAACTATTTTATATACTTTTACTACTATAAGTATGTTAGAAATACATTAAACCCAAGATTTGGTTTAGTGATGCGAATGTACCAGTTAACTTCATTGTATATCCCTTATAAGCGAATACAAGTCCTTCGTTTGGTACAATCTTATCTCTACCACCAACTGCGTTCAGTCTTTCTAATTCCATCTTTAGTTTAGCAATCTTTTTAGGGTCACCACTTTTTCTAACATCTTTGATTGTGGTGTCTAATCGTTTCTGCATATCTCTAAGTGCTTTGTCTGGATTTACAGTTAATGCTGAAGACATAAATGATAGAACTTCTGCACCTACACCTAAGAAAATATCCTCAAACTTACGTGTGTTTTCTTTTGCTATCTTAGCTTGGTCTTGTTTATCAGTCTTCTTAGCCCAATCCAATGTTTTAGAGTCATCAATGTTTTTCTTATCCAATCGGAATCCCTTATCGTAGAACGCCCATCTCTTTACCAATCCCATTTTAGTTTTATTATCCAAAGTGGATGGTGAGTTTTTATCAACATACTCTTCCCACCATCTTTGGTGGTATTCAGCAACACCATCAGTATCTTTGAGTTTGAACTCTTTTTGTACCTTTGACAATTGACTAAAGAATTTTGATTTCATTTTAGATAGTTCTTGACTCTTAGGTAGTTTTACAACGGGCGGTCCTTGAATAGTGTATTGACTTTGAACCTCAGCATTTACTTGTTTAATCATACCTGCAAGTATTCTTGCGTCTGAGGTATCTGCTCCGATAGCAACACCTTTCTCATCATATTCCATAGTTCCGTGGAATACTAATAGGGGTTGACCATATGGTACTACGTTTACTGACTCCGGCCAGATGACTTCAATGTTCATAAATTTTGAACCATTCTTGAAGACTTTCTCTTTTTGTGCATCTGATAGTTTTGAGATTGCATTACTCAAATCTCTCATTGCAAAATTATACGCATCGGTCAATCCACCTCTATTAGCAAACTTATCTGAAACTCCTTTGATGTCTAATGCACCAACACCCCTATCTTTTAGATGTGATTTATTTCTTGCAGCGATGATACCCCTATCTTTTCTATATGAGATAGCAAGTGCTTGTCCATCGGTTTTTTCTCTTGTAAATTCTAACTTACCATTAAGTGCGCCATCTATGATTATTCTTAAATCACCAAATGTTAAACCCAACTCAGTATCGAATGGGTGATTCATATGACCATATGCACCACCTTCGTTTAAGACACCTTCTTTAAGGTCTCCAGTTGTTTCTTCTTCTTTCTTAGGTTCATCGGATAATATGTTCTCGATGTCTTTTGGTTCTAAGAAGTTTAGGAACTTATATCCCATTTGTAGAGCAACACCTTTGATGTGGTCTGCCCATTTCTTATATGCTTTTTTACCTTGAAGGTCATCGCCATATCTTGTGGATAACGCATCAAGACCAGCCTTACCACTTGGAAAGAATGATACTGGGTATCTACCTGGTCCGTTTGGATATTCGGTGTCTGCAAAGGATTCCATATCATCCTCATCCATAAGGTAGGTTACGATGTTCCAACCCAATGTACCAACTACATCTTCCATCTCGGACTTGAATGTTTTCATATCACCATAGAATGCGCCAGGCCCATCGTCAACACCTTGTGAGTTTCCACCAATACCAGTTGCCGTTGAGTTCTCACTTAACATCTCATTGATATCAATTGATTTAAAGAACGACTCCATTACCGATTCTGATTTTACCAAACGACCTGAAACTAAATCATAAATCTTTTGGTTGAACTTTGGATATACTTTTTTAAAGAACTTAATACGTGACTTCTCATCTGAGTCGGACATACCCTTACGTACTTGAGTACCAGATATTCCATTTCCTTGTGATGGTGCGACGTAAACGTAACCAGCATCAGCATAACCCTTTTCAACTTTACCTTTATATGGTTCAAAGTATTTACCACCTAATCTACTCTTATCCTTCTCACCAACTACCGTAATAAATCCAGTGGTTTCTTCTGAGAATGATTGTAGGATTTCTTTTGGAGAATATGGGTTCTTTACCTTTACTATTTTGTTTTTGGGAATACCAAACATAGTAGTCATTATCTGAACTTTTTCTTTGAAAGTAAATGGTGACTTTGGTAATTGTACCTTATCAGACGTACCAATGTATACGTTATCTTTACCAAACTTCTTTACTAAGTGTTGGTATGTTGCGTTATGACCTGAGTGGAATGGATGAAACCTTCCCACATAAGTTACGACTGTTTTGTTTATGTCTTCGGTTAGGAGTGACTCCAATACCCAATCTTTAATCTTATTTCCCATAATAATAATTATCCTTGACTTTGACTTAACTGAAGTTTTAGTTGATTTACTTCATCAGACAATTCTTGTATTGCTTTAACCATTGGTGAGATTAGTTCGTTATAGGCCATAGACCAATTGTCATTCTCCTTATGAACTATCGCTACATTTTCGTTTGAAGCGATTTCATTTACCTCTTGTGCTATTAGACCATAATGAATCGGTGAGTCATCATTATCCCAAACCCAATTGTATTTAACTGGGTTTAGTGAGTTGATGAAGCTCAACCCTAAGTCAGAACCACTTATGTTTTTCTTCTCATTTCTATCTGAAGTGTTTAGTGCATTGATTGAATATACAGTTCTCCATCTACGTGTCGTACTACCCAAATCATATGCGTTTGTTGAACGTGGTA